ACAAAGGATATATAAATCGTGTGTTAGTAATATGCCCGCTGTCGATCATGGATAGTGCATGGCGTGATGACTTGTTTACATTTGCTACACACAGAACGGTATCTGTGGCTCATGGTTCAGCAGATAAAAGGAAAAAGATAATAGAAGAAGGCTCTGAGTATGTCATTATAAACTATGATGGTGTAGGTATAGTGTTAGATGAACTACAGAAAGGTGGATTTGACCTTATAATAGTTGACGAAGCTACCCATTACAAAAATTCACGAACTACACGTTGGAAAAATTTAAAATGGTTGATGAAAGATGACACATGGCTGTGGATGATGACAGGCACACCTGCCGCACAAAACCCAACAGATGCGTATGGACTTGCAAAACTTGTAAATCCTACAGGAATACCAAGGTTCTTTGGTGCTTTTAAAGACCAAGTTATGTTTAAAGTTTCTCAATTTACATGGAAAATTAAACCTACAGCTACAGCTACTGTATTTAACGCTTTACAACCTGCTATTAGATTTACAAAAGATGAGTGCCTAGACTTACCCCCAATGGTATATTTGAAACGGCAGGTAGAGTTAACAACACAGCAAAAGAAGTATTATAAACAACTAAAGACTAAACTTGTTATGGATATAACAGGTGAGCAGGTTACCGCCATAAACGCTGCTGTAAGCCTTAACAAGTTACTACAAATATCAGCAGGAGCTATCTATACAGATGAAGGGGAAGTTTTAGAGTTTGATATTAAGAATAGATATAAAGTTTTACGAGAAGTTATAGATGAATCAAGCCAAAAGGTGTTAATATTTGTACCCTTTACTCACGTTATAAATATATTAACAGATAAATTAAGGGCAGAGGGTATAACAACTGAAATTATAAGGGGGGATGTACCTGCACACAGAAGAACTGGAGTATTTAAACAGTTCCAAGAGAATGCTGATCCACATGTACTCGTGATACAACCACAAGCAGCATCACATGGTGTCACGTTAACAGCCGCTAATACAATCGTATGGTGGGGGCCTACAAGTTCGTTAGAAACCTACGATCAAGCAAACGCTAGAGTGCATAGGTCAGGACAGAACCACAAATGTACAGTCGTGCAACTTCAAGGTTCTGACGCAGAAAGACACGTTTACAGGTTATTAGATAAAAGAATAAACGTACACGCAAAACTTACTGATCTTTACAAAGAAATACTTGACTAATACATTTTTAGTCACTATATGTAATATTCTGATAGGAAGAGGAGAGAAAAATGGGTGATATAACCCCTGATAAACTAACTAAAACATTTCTAAAGATACGAGCAAAACGATCTTTGTTGTCTGCTAACTTCAAAAAAGAAGATGATAAACTACAGCAACAGCAAGACCGTATTAAACAGGCTATGCTAGATCATTGCGAGAGGCACAATGTTCAAAGCGTTAAGAGTTCCGAAGGATTATTCTTTACGTCTAATAAAACGAAGTATTGGGCAAGCGACTGGGATGCTATGCACACTTTTATAAAAGAAAATAATGTACCAGAGTTGCTAGATAAACGTATAAACCAGACTAATATGAAGGATTTTTTGGAAGATAACCCTGATAAAGTTCCTGATGGACTTGAGATAAGTCAGGAAACATCAATATCTGTGAGGAAAAGATGAACGAACCCTTTGTACCAATAGAAGATGTAGCCAAGCACTTTAGTGTTTCTATATCTACTGTCCGTGCATGGGTACGTCAAAAACACATACCAGAAGATGCTTATTTTAAAATAGGTAAAACTTATAGGTTTCGTGTTGGAGATGTAGCCAATGCACTAACTAAAGTCACTGATGAGGACACATCTAGTTATAAAGATGACCTTGTTGATGAACTACCAAGTCTAGATGATTTAGACGAAGATATGTAACTTGCGGAAGGAGAAGCGAACAAAATGCAAACATATATTATAAAAAATGTAGAAGCCTTATGGCCTAAAGTAAATCGTACCTATCATTTTGATAGTAATGAGGGTAAGTCTATGCCATGTGACCCTAAAGATGTTAATGCAGAATATTCTATACAATTCCGTATGGATAACGATACTGCTAAAAGTCTTTATACTGAAATGGCTAAAGCATACCAAGCTAATCGTAAAGATAAGTGGGCTGAAAAACTAGAACGCCCATTTGTCAAAGATGATGATGGTATGTTTACACATAAATCTACCTTAAAAGGTGCATACAAAAATGAGGCAACAAAGAAGCCTCTTCAAGTTGATGCACAAGGTACGAAATTACCTGATGACTTCTTATTGACTACAGGTAGCACAGTAAACATTGCTGTACAGTTTATACCCTACAACATGAATGGTAAGCAGAGCATATCTTTACGATTAAAAGGTGTGCAGGTTATTAAGCATGTGCCTATTGAAGAAAGAAACCCTTTCGAGGCAGTTGAAGGGTTTACTATAGATGCGGACAACCCTTTTACAGAGAAAGCACCTGCCCAAGAGGAAACTGTCCCAGAGCCAAAGAAAGTTGTTAACAAGTCCGCGCCTCCACCCAAAGCGGCTGATGATGACTTGAGTGCTATTGTCGATGACTGGGATGACTAGTTATCATTGCCTGCTGCTCTAGGTAGCACTCCACCACGACTAGGCTTGCCGAAACGAGTAACGTGCCGTACTCTGTCGTGGTGTCTTCGGCACACCAAATATGGGTGGGATTATGGAAACGAAACAATTTTTGCAAAGGGTATTAGGAGATGGTTTTTACTGTGTATTAGCACTAGGTAAAGATCGTAGAGTACAAAAGTTCTACAACTCTGTTGATGCTGTCATTGATAGTGCTAGTAAATTAGATGAACAAGGATACGATACATATTTCGGATTAGCTACGTTTGAGACAGGTGAATCCAGAAAAGTACCAAACGTAAAGAGCCTTAGTTCTTTCTTTTTAGATTTAGATTGTGGTGTAGGTAAGGATTATGAAAGCCAGAACTTGGCTGTTAAAGACCTGCGCGCATTCTGTGATAAGTTAAAGTTACCAAAACCTGTTATGGTGAACTCTGGATATGGAGTCCATGTATACTGGGTCTTACAGGAAAGTGTAGCGTATAGTGAATGGTTGTCTGTGGCCCAGGCGCTCAAGGATAAGTGTACACAACATAACTTGTTAGCAGATATAGCAGTAACTGCGGATGCGGCCAGGGTACTTAGGATACCCAATACACACAATCACAAGAAAGGCTTGTTAAAACCTGTAGAGTTTTTTGGTACAGGTGAGTTAAACACAGTTAGCTTTGAAGAGTTCTCTCGTCTACTTGGTGGTGGAGTGACACCAGTTCCTACTAAGGTTGACAACCAAGAGAGTGCTTTTAGAGAAGCTATGATGTCTAACTCTGAACATTCCTTTAAAAATATAATAATGAAAACCAAAGAGGATAAGGGGTGTTTTCAGTTAAAGAATATAATAAAGAACCAACAAGATATAAGCGAACCTTTATGGAGAGCAGGGTTATCAATAGCTAAATTTTGCACTGATGCCAAACAGGCAGTGCATGTAATGTCTAAAAACCATGAAGATTACAATGAGAAGTTAACAGAGGAGAAGGTAAGTCTTATAAAAGGGCCGTACCTTTGTTCATCATTTAATGAACATAACCCTGATGTATGTGAACATTGTCCACATTGGGGTAAAATATCTTCTCCGATAGCACTTGGTAAGACGATAAAAAGGGCAGGAGAGAGCCGAGAAATACCAAAATACCCCGAACCCTACTTCCGAGGTGCAAATGGCGGTGTATACACCCAAATTCGCTCTGCTGATGGGGATATAGAAGAGAAAATGATATACCAGAACGACTTATATGTTGTGAAACGTATACATGACGTAGAGACAGGTGAAGCAATA